TGGCGAGCCGGTAAAAGTGATAATTTTAGTAGCTGCAACGCCTGCGACCAGATCATCCAGGGCCAGTGCATAGCACTCGGTGTACGGATTGACTTTCATTATGGCTTCGATCTGCTGCGCCAGCATGGAGCCTCGGCCGTAGTAATTAACGCCGTCTTCCTTGCGGCTGACGCGGGTCAAAATGCCCGCCGCCACTATGCCTGTACTCAGACGTTGGCCTAGCACCAGCATCTTGTGACTCATCACCGGCAGGCCGCGTACGGCCTTGGTGTGGTCGATCTCGATATAAGCGCCGGGCACCCGCCAATCGAGCGGGATCGTTAAAAATGGAATGTTATCTGGCATGGCTTAACCCTTGGTTTTTGGTTTGGATTGCTTGACGATATCGGCAGCCTGTTCTTGCTCGACGGCGGCTTCTTCAATGTCTGAGACTTGTTCCTTCACTGCAACGACTTCTTCAATGCCTGAGGCTTGTTCCTGCACGGCGGCGATTTCTTCAATGTCGCCGTCCTGAAAACGTCTGAACCAGTAGCTGTTGGCGACAACGACTTCACCCTCTGCCGCTAATAACTGGCCGTCTGGCTTTCGTAGCTTGATGCCGCTGGCCGGCTTGATTCTTATTTGATCGCCTAATTTCATCGGGTAACTCCTATTGCGGTAATGTGGTTGTGTCGGTCAGTTCCGGCCTGCTGGTCGTATAATCCGGCGGTTCCTGCACCCATTTCACATGCTCGACCTGCGCATGGTGCGGATCGGCGTCATAGTCGGCGTGGAAAGTGACAAAAGCGTCCAAGGTCGTTAAGTCGATCCCCGCCTGCATCACCGTGGTTTCCAGCTGCAAGCTGCCGACCGTTAAGCCTTGCTCCCGCCAGGCGGGTGCCTTGGCAAAATCAAAGCTTTTGGCATACCAGGCCGCACCGGTGGTTCTGTGTCCGTCCAGGAACGCGATCAAGGCGTCCCGCATCTGGTACAGGCCGATGGTCTGGCCGTCGCCATGCCGGGCGGCATCGTTGCCACGCGAATTGTTGGCGATGCATACCAGGTCAAAGCGCAGCTTCTCCTTTTGGTCGGCAATCGTCCCGGTACCGGCCACGACATAAACCGCCGGGGCCATCGCCGCGAACTTGCGGATCAGCGTTTCGGGCTTGTCGTCCGGCATCGCTGCGACTTCCCGCAGCTTGGCGAAGATAGGCGACGCCTTGACTGCATCGATCAGCTCAAATTCCAGTTCAGAAAGCATTGCCGCGCCCAAAAACAGAAGCGCTGGATTCAAACTGCGCGCTGTCGCTGGCAACCGCCGCCACCGCGCCGGACGTATCCGGCCCTAGGCTGATAGTGCCCTTGGCAACCTGCGTCAGATACTTGATCGCGGCGTCGTAGCGGGTCTGCACCTGCTCGATCACCCGATCTTCATACAGGTAATAACGGGCGATATCGCAGGCAATGCGCACCAGGTTAGCCGGTACGGTCGCCAGCGGCAGCTTGTATCCCGTTAAATAACTGTTAATCTCCGCCTCCGCGTCCGCGATGGCCTGATTCATCACCGTGGTGTTGATCGTGCCGGAGGGCGGGGTTGAGCGGTCAGTGAGCTGGATAATCTCCCGCTCACTGAAACGATCGGTCAGGTTTTGTTGGGTGCAGTAGCTCATCTCACCACGGCTTTTTGCCGACTCCCGTGTATGGCCGCGCCAAGCCTTCTTCGAGCAGCGTTTTCGATACGGGCACGCCGTCCGAATAAATCTCCGCATCCAGCCTGAAATATTTGTCCCGGCCAATGATCTGCATCTCCACCTTATGAGCGGGTGAGGTCAAATCGATCAGCCGTGACCTGGCCTTTTGGGCCAATAGCTTCATGTCTGGACGCGGATCTTTAATTTCCGGCGTATCAATGCCGTTGATCCTGACCGGAACCTTGCTACACACTGCCGCCAACTCGCAGGGCAGGTTGATGGTCAGCGTGTCACCGTCATGGACGGACAACACGGCAATAGTCAGCAAGGCCGTAATCAGCATTACTTATCCGCCTGCTTTTCTTTAGCAGTGGCAGCCTTGCCAGGCTTGTCCGCCAACACTTCAACAAACAGCATCGGCTCATCCAGCAGACGCTCTAATTCGTCGGCGGTAAAGCGGTCATCGGGGTGCTCGGTAGGCGTGGATGAATGCGCGATGCCGCAGCGTCTAAAACCTTCTCTTTTCGATGTAATACGAAGCATGATTGATTACCCTAGTGCCGGAATGACTTTGATTTCTACGTTGTTGTACCAGGGGTTAGTCGCCCCATTAGCCAACTGTTGCACACCGATGACGGCGCGGGCCGCTGCCTCATTGCTGGGGCCAACCAGCAAATGGGTCGGCATCACGTTCATGCTGCTTCCATCCGGTCTGCGCTGTGTTCCCATCGCCGTTTTTGCTGCTACAAAAGCGGCTGCGTCCAGAGTTGCTTTGCTGCCATAAGCCAGCTGATGAAAGCCCAAGCCGACGTTATAGCGAGCATCCGCACCGTAGATAAACTGGCGTTTCATGACTACGTTCTCATCGGTATCCTTATCCAGCGCCGCAAAACGCACTTCCTGACGTTGTTGCATCACCAGCGGTTTCATGTAAGTGCGCGACAAATCCATCAGGAACCACGGCGCACTGGAGCCGCCACCGGTATTGCTGTAGGCGATTTCATTACCCGACGCGTCATAGCCGACATGGTCGGTATCGAAAAAATACTGGCCATCCAGACCGAGCGTTGCGAATGCCGCTAACAGTACCTGCCAAACCAGCGAATCCTTATGCTGCGCGGCGACTTCGCCCTGCATGGAAAACCGGTTGCGGTAGATACCCAATGCATCATCTTCGATATCATCGCGGTCTACGCCGATGGTGTTTTCAAAATGCTTGTTGACCAGCTGGTAATTGGTCGCTTCCAGATTATTGATGATCCGGTCGCCAATCCACTCGCGCATGCCGGGCAGGTCTTTCATCCAGGCATAGTTTTCGATCTTGGTCTTGGATTGAACTTCCATCGCCACCAGATTCCATTGCGACGCAACAGCGCCTATTCCGGCTAAGAATGCGGCCTGAAAGCCTTGTGATAATGCCCTTAAGGCACTGGGTGTAATTTGCATGTGTATTCCCCGTTAAATAATTAGTGATTACAAGCCAAGTCCGATCTGAACCCAGACGCCTGCCGTTTCGACCGCGACGATATGGCCAGCGCGTGAACGCGATCCGGCACCATCGGTTTTGGCGACCGTTTGATCGTCTACGATGTAGCAAGCCGCGCCGACATCGGCCTGGGCGATCGCATCGCCTGCCGCCGAATTGGCGAACAGGAACTTGCCGCGTTTGACTCGCGCCTTGATCGCGCCGGCTGCACCGGCTGAGTTGTCGGCCGTCTCTTCAAAACGGCCGATGGCAACTAGGCCCGTTGCGGCTGTTCCTGGAGCGGCATAACCGGCGTTTAATACCGCCATACCGCCCTGGTAACAGGTTGTTGCTGCCTTGACGGGATACTCTTCAATATCGCCAAGGCGTTCTTTGGTATTTCTTGCTGCTGATAAAGGCATTATTTAGCTCCCCGTTGTTGGATCATTTGTTCGTGACTGAGGCATAATTGATCGGCGACCACTATCTCTTCCGCCGACAGTGCGGCGATACTGGTGCCGTCGTCTACAGGTTTCTTGCCGCCGGATTGCATGCGGGTTAAGGCGGCGATAGGTTGGGCGGATTCCAGATAGGAGGACAATGCGCCCAGGTCTTTTTTGCCCATGTCGGTCAGCCAGGCCTTTGCGGGCTCGCCGATGATGCGACCGTCGGCCACGCCTTGCTCGATCAGCTTTTCCACGCGGTCATCGATCGCACCGATGGATAAGGCCGCCAATTGGCCGCGCAGTTCATTAACGACAGCAATCGGGGCGTATTGAGTGGGATCGACGACGGAGGCGGTACCGACTTGCACGGACAATGCCGCAATCTCGGCGTTTTTGGCGGACAGTACATCCAGCAAGCTGGTTGCCGCAGCGTCCGGGCTTAAGATCAATGCCTTGGCCTTGTCCAGTTCCGCCAGGATGTCGGTATCTGTCGCCAAGGTCGGCAGGTTAAACAGCCATAACAGCCGTTCTCTTAATTCTTCATCCATAGCGGACTCCGTTGGGTTGGTTAAAGGGGCAGATGCCAGCAGACTGGCGGCAGCGACGGTTACGGCTTGCATGCCGTCAATCGCGGGGCTATTGGTTAAAGCAACATTGATAATATCCAGCACTACGCCGGTTTTAGGGTCATAGCTAAACACCGGAGAGACATAGCGAATTTCATCAGCGGCAATATGAGCTGACGCGGCGGCGGTATATTTCGGGCTGACTGCAAATAGACCGGGATGTGCGGCCGGAGGCTCACGCCACTCCAGCGTTTGCGGACCTATCCAGGCGGCAGCGATAACTGGCTGACCGTTTTGCGCTGTCAATAATGATTGATGCTCATAATCGACAACGATATCGTTCTTTCGTTGCGAGACGATGCCGATCAAGCGCCTGGCCGAATCGGCATCCAACCGCCAAGGGCCTTTGCCGCGTAATGCGCCGCGCGGCGCGTCAAAAGTACCGGCAGGAAATAATTGCATTGAGCCGTCACTGGAACCGCCGAGCGCGAACGTACAGGCGGCGATACCGACTTGGGCAGGTGGATGATTAGAGTTAATGGATGTTTTTTTGCTCATGGGTTACATGATAGGCAACCGGGAGCGGGGCAGGAACGTGAAGCGGTTCGTAACGGGGTTTTAGGTTATGCAGTCGGTTTTCTGTGTTTTACATGCTGGCTAGTGATTCATAATAGCCATAAAACTCAATTTAACGGGCATTTAACGGGGGTGAAATCTAAAATACATAGATTGGCGTAGGTTAATTGTATAAAGCGCTTTAAATCGCTTTATTTTAGTTTTGCAGGTATTGGGTGAGACTGTCGAGAATGTCGCTACGGTCTTCTGAGGAAATGCCCAGGAACGGACGAGCCGGAATGTCGCCCCATAAGAACGGGAATTCAGCCTTGGTGCCGCCGAACTGCTGCATCGCGGCATATTCCATGGGGCTGCCGATTAACAGCGCGTCTGCGCCCTGGAGTTGATAATCGATGGTATCGCCCAGGGTGCCTTCATCAGTCAACGGGCGGCTTCCCCGTTTTCGATCCAGCATGCTCGGCGGGTTTGGAGCCCATTGCTGACCGTCGGGGCCGGTGGTAGAGGCAAAACGCTGTTTGGTGGATTCGGTCAGGATCTCGCCAATCTCACGCAGGGCAGGGGACAGGTTGCCGGTCCTGGCAAGCAGCCGGTTTAGTTCGGCGGAGATCTGGTTAGTGTCTATTTCGACGTTAATCATGGGCGTCCAATAGCTCAAATACGATATCGTTGTCCTGATCGGCCAGCGGCTCGCTGTGGTCGTTTTTGTCAGTCAGTATTTCCTCGGGAATCTGCTCGAATGCCTGGCATGACAAATCGCCAAAGTAATTTTTGCAGGCTATGCAGCGCGTACTGATCATGGTTTTATCCTCTCAAATAGTGCCAGCAAATCGGCTGGAACGCCGTCTGTGCCGCGTAACCTATAGCTGGCGAACCACTCGGCAAAATATTCGTTCCTGTTTGTTCGCCCGTATTCGGAAACGCTATTGGCTTTATTGAAAACAAAATGAACCTGCTCCCCGACCGTTTTAAAATGCCTAAAGTGCCCGAGTTCATGAGTTATCCGGGATTTCAGCACTTCCGGCACAGTGTCATACATTGAAGACGTAGACCAAGGGCGGGCCGTTTCATTGGCTTTTATCTTTTGCTTAATAGCATAAACGCGGTTATTAACCGAGTTAAGCCGGGCCATGATGGTGGACTGTTTGTATTTTACATTCCCCAGGTAGTTAGCGCGCAAATCTTCGGCAAAG